TCGCAGGTTGCGATCTTGCCCTTCACATTGATGCCCGCGATCTTCGCCTTCGATTGCGCCGCGATCTTCACGACGAGCTCGATCTTCTGCATGTCGCAGGGAAACTCGGCCGCGAGATCCACGGCCAGGTTGTAGCGCAGCATCTTGGCGTAGCCAGGGGGGAAGAGAAACTGTGTCGTGAGGTCGGAGAACTGCTGCAGGAGCTGCCAGAGGTAGAGAATCACCGGGTTTGCCTGCGTCGGAACCGGCCAGAAGGAGGCGACCATGCTCGGAAACACGGCATTCGACGAGTCGACAAAACACACCTGCGGCAGAAGCGAAGGACTCGATTTATTGGCAATCCCCTGCCACTGCACATCGTCGTACATGTCCATCGCGAGCTCGGCGGGTGTCGACTGCGAGGCGGAGTAGAGGATCGAGACGCGCTCGATGCGCGACGGCCGCGGCAGCAGAAAATCCTCGTTGCCGCTGACGTTGCCGATCTTGTAAGCCTGCTGGTTCGCTTTGAGCGCGAGTTGGTTTGCGTTCTGATCGAGCGTGATGATCGAAGTCGCCGGGATCTGCGTCTTCTCGATCGAGAGCGAATCGAGCATCGAATTCAGGACGAGCTTGCAGTCGTTGAGTTCGTCGTTCGACAGGTTGAGGCCGGAACGGAGCGCGCCGACGAGCCGCAGCGCCGACTTGATAAAGTCGGTCGCCGAGAGCCCGAGCGTGGTCGATGGATTGAGAACCGGCATGGCGCGCCCCGTCTAGGCTAGTTCTGGTTCTCTTTCAGCCACTGCGTCTCTTCGGCTTTCGAGTGGACGATCGAGTTCGTCATCGCGCGGTCCCATTCGGTCATGGCCGCCTGGTAGTTCTGCGCTGCGATATCGCGCGGAATGTCGACGCCGTTGACCTTCAGGAACTCCGCGAATTCGGGCTTCGGCCACTTGCCCATCATCTTCGGATATTCGTTTTTCGAGCGATCGTAGGTACGCGGAACATAAGCTCCGTGCTTGCCTTCGGTCGGGATATATTCGTGCGTCCCTCGGCGGATCGCTTCCTGCTTTGAGGGGTCGTCCATGTTCATGTTTGCCATTGCGGAGATCTCCTGATCTGCGAAAGTGAGTGTGAGTAAGTGGGGGAGCTGAACTTAGGCTGAGGACTTACTCTTCTTCGGCTTTGTCTTTAGCCTTCGCTTCGGCGAGGGCTTTCTCTTCTTCGGCTGAGTTGGCGATGACCGGCTCGAAGCCGACTCCAGAGGGATGTTCGACGTGGTCGACAGCCTTCGGGTACTCATCGATCGTCTTCGGATCTTTGTCCGGAGAGTTGGCTTTGGTTTCAACGTGTGTGCCGCGCGTCGCCTGTTCGTGTGCGTCGAAGGGCGTGGGTTTCGGGAGTTCTTTTCCATCGAGGTTTGCCATGCGATTTCCTTTTTGATTCGAATTTGTTGGAGAGGCCGCTGATGCGCTCAACGGCCGAGGCGTGCGGAAAGAAAGTTAACCGCCTAGCTCAATCGACTCGGGATCCACTTCGAGCTCGCGACATTCCAGCAGAATGTAACTGGGGTCGTCGCAGCCGTGACCGTGCCCGCTGTGGCAATGTTGCCCGCCGCGGTCCAGGTCCAGATGCCCGTCGGATTCGCCGTGAAACATCCGCCGAGGCTTGTGTTGAAGCCGAGGGGGATGTTGAACCCGGTGATCGCCGACGTGCCGCTGATATTGAAGTAAGGCCCCGAGGGCGTGATCGCGCCCGCGGCCGAGGCCACAGTTCCGGTCTGGATCCAGGTCGGAGGAGCGGCCAGCGGATTCTGCCAGCTTGGCGCCCACGTCCCGGTTTGAGCCGAGCACACCCACTGCGCCCCGGTGAGGACGTTCACCCATGGAGTTGTCGGTGTCGCGCCCGCGGTACAGGTCGAGCCATAGGCCGGATCCTGCTGGAAGAAGCCGTTTGGCACGGGGTTTGCGCCTGCTCCGATCGTGGTCTGATACTGCGGTGCGACGAGGACCATCGTGCCCGAAATATGCGGAGACGCTTGCGTGCCGAGATAGCCGCGGCTCACAGTGAGGCAGCCGGACGAAGTGTTAACCGTCCAGACTCCCATCGCTTCGCGGTCGACATAGATCACGCTGACCGGAGTCCCAGGGAGAATCGGCGCCGAAATCCCCGTCACCGATGCCAGGCAGACATAGGTCTGGATCGTCGGCGAGGAGCCGGAGTAAAACGCGGGGCCAGTCACGGCCCCGGAGAGAGTGGTTTGCACGAGCGCAGTCTGGCCGAAGCAAGCTCCAGCCAAACCCGCCAGAAGAACGAGAAGCGATGCGATTCTTTTCATGGTGAGTTTCTCTTTTCTTTTGTGAATTGGTCGGGTTGATTGGGACTTACTAACTCGCGATGCGAACCGCGCCCTGCGGATACATGGTCAGCCATCCGCCGAGCACGTCGAGACGCATCAGGAGGCGGTCGCTGTTGATGTCCGGCTGCGCCCACATGCGGATGGCAAGGCCCAATTCTTTATCGGCTGCCATTTCCATGATGTGCTGGTTCTCGTACATCTCAAGATCCGCACAGCCGAAGGTGAAGGCCTCCGGATGGAAGGCGACGCCGCGATAGGACTGAACCGCGGACGCGCCCTGCACGGTGATCGCTGCGCTGTTCGCGGGCGACACGTCCACCGTCTGATAGGGCCCGGCGAGCGTGATGCCGTCGCCGTCGACGCAGGCGATCGGAACGTTGACCTGGCCGCTGCCGTTCGTCGTGCACGACGCGAGCACGACGAAGGGGCGGAGATCACCCGTCGACTGCCGCGTGAGCGGATTGATGCGGTGAACGCCGGCGAAGAAGATGATGTCGCCCTGGTTGAGCACCGTGGTGGTATTCGACCAGCCCTGCGTCGCGATCGAGCTGCCCGTCTGGTTCGCGCCGTTGACGGTCGGCGAACCTCCCTGGGTGCCGGTCGTGAACGTCGGCGCGTTCTGAGTCATGAACCAGTCGAAACCGAGGCCCTTTGCGACGAGGCCCTTGTAATAGTCTTCTTCACCGCCCTCGCCCTTCGCCAGGTTGCGCAGGAAGGCGAACGAGGTGCCCGAGGCAGTCGAGACCAGGCCCTGCAGGGCAGGGAAGATCGCGCGCTGCATGCGCGGCGAGATGTGCACCGAGAGCCCTTCCTCGTCATCGACGGGGAAGCCTTCATCGGCGAGCACCTGGAGCGCGTTCAGGTAGGTGTCGGGAGTGTTCGGCACGGTTCCGGGAGTTCCGACTTCGGCCGGCACGTTCACAAACTGCTGCAAGCCGTCGTAGTCGATGTCGTTCGCGAGCTGCACGATCTTCGGCTTGGTCACGCGATTCGTGAAGTCGTCGAGCGACAGTGACAGGTCGGAGCTGGTGAAAGCGCATGCCTGCTGGTACTGCTTCGAGAGGATCAGTGGAACGGAGCGCTCGATGTAGTCCTGGAGCTGAATGCCCTGGCCCGCGGTCGAGACGCTGCGCGCGGGTTTGCGGATGTTGAGGACGTAACCGATCTTTGCGCCGGCGCGTCCGAACTTGTCATCGTAGCGGCGGATGACCTTCTTCGTGAATGAGATCGAATTTTCAAGCACCATCAGGTTCTTGAAGCTGATCTCTTGGTTGGTGAGAACTACGTTCGCCATAGATAGAGCTCCTGGTTAACGACGGGCGCGCTGTGCTGCTTTGAAGGCTCGGAAGTCTCTGGCCTCGGCCGCCTCGCGCGACGACATCGTCGAATTCTTGGCGGAAGAATTGAGCGGCCGCACCGGGGCCGGAATCTTCACGCGGGGTTTTGGTCTCGCTCCACTGCCAGCCTCGGGCCGGTTGCTGCCCGCGCCAGTCTTCAGCCTCGCTGCGAGGCGACCGACTTCCATGACGGCGGAGTAAGGGGACATTTCGGCGATCTTCTTGGTGAAGTCGGGGTGCTTCCCGAGGTAGTAAGTCACTGCGGGACCATTCTCCAACTCGGCGATGCTGTTGATGACCGCGTCGTGCACGGGGAGCGACTGATTCACAACTTCATCCCAGTCGTCGACCTCGAGCCCTTCGCGAAACTTTGAGACGCTTGAGCGATAGCCTTCTTCGACGCGCTTCAGGTGCTCCTTGGCGAGCCGGAGAGTTTCCTCCTTCTGCTCTTTCTGGCGGCGGAGTTTATAGCGATATTCGAACTTCGCATCCTCAAACTCTTCGTCGGTCTTGAAGGCCTCCCGCTTCGGAGCTTCGAGCTTCGGCTGCGCGGTTTCATTGGCGGGTTTCTTGCCGGACTCGATGGCGGCGAGACGCTCGTGCAATTTGCGGTTCTCTTCCTTGAGATCCCGCGTCGCGCGCTCGATCGCCTTCTGCCGGCGCGTGAGCTTCGCGGGCTTTGCGCCGGCGGCGGCCGCTTCGTGCTCCTCGTCCTGCTCCTGGCGTTCCTGCTCGCTCTCCTCGAAGGCCTCTTTCGCTTTTTCGTACTCTTCGTCGGTTTCGAAGTCTTCGGGTTGCGGCGCGGCCGGCACTTCGGGCTCAGCGGCTTTTTCAGCCTCGAGGCCGTTGTCCGAGAGAACTTTCTCGATTGCTTCTTTGGTTGCGCCCTGAGATCCGGACGACAAAATAATTCCTGATGGCATCACTTCCTCCTGTGTTGACTAGGGTGTGTGGAACATGCGGTGAATTGAGTTGCAAAAATCTAGTTGTAGAAGACGACGACCTGGCCCGCGGTGCCGCAGGGGGTTGACCCGCCGGCTGTGGTGGCAATTCCGACGGCAATTCCGCTTGTGAAATTACTCAGAGCGAGATCGCCCGGCCCGAGCGCAACGGGCTGCGTCGTCGAAGCTGGCAGTGGCACAGAGAACACGACGCCAGTTCCGAGCGTGCCGGCGCCGGATGAGTTGATGAACTGAATCCAGCAGCTCGAGGCTGCCCCATTGAGCGCCTGCACGCCATAGACGTTGCCGGCGGATGCCTTCACGTTCACGGAAGACGTGAGCGATGACTGCACAGATGAGCTAAAGGCCGAGCCGGAGGTCGTCGTTACCTGCGGAAGGTTCGCGACCGTCGGCGATGGATCGATCGAGCTCTGCGTGAGGGTGATCCAGGTATTGATTGAGCCCGAAGAGATCGCCGAGACGCGTACGCGGAAGCGATAGGTCGCAAAGACGGGACACTGCCAGGCACGAGTCTGGTTCGAGGGCAGCACTTCGCCGAGCTCGAGAATGTTTACATCGGTGCGCGTGCAGAGCTCCTGAAAGTAACTCGTACCGCCCGAGGGATCCGAGAAGTCAAAAGCGATCGTCGCGCCCGAGTAAGTGCCGGCGACTGTCACCGTCGCGAGGGCATAGTTATTCGAGGCCACGTCGAGCGCTGTGCCGGTCTGCCCGGTCGGGACGAGGGTTGAGACGGCTGTGAAGACGCTGTTTGCGCAGTAGGCGTTCGGAGTCGCGCACGCGGCATTCAGCGAGGCGTTATAGGTGAGGTTCGGCAGAGCCGTCTGCGCCGCGGCGAGGCCTGCGAAAGCGAGAACAACGAGAAAGCCGCGCAAAAGGGATCCGTTTTTCATTTGTTTATGCCCCTGTCGGGATAGGTTGAGGTCGCACCGCCGGCGCCGCCGGCGTGATCGGCTGCACATGCGGTTCGACGGAACTCGGAAGCTCGGGAGTGTTCGGTGCGCCGCCTGCATCCTGATCGATGCCCATGCCTTCGTGCATGGCGGCGAGCTGCGCGGTGATGGCTTCGAGCTGCTTGTCCATCAAAGCCTGGGCGGCTTCGTCGTGCGACTTGAGCCGCTGCACAGTCAGCTGCGTGAAGTTGTTCATCAGCGCAATGCGTTCCTTCGATTCGAGATCGAGGCGCTTGGTGCGTATCGTGTCGGCGGCTCGATTCAGCTCGGCGACCGTCTGGTTGTACTGCTGGCCGAGTTGGGCGAGCTGCGCCTGTGCCTGTTGCAGCTTCGACTGCGCATCGTCGGCCGAGTCGTCCTGCAAATTCGGCGGCAGCATTTTCTTGAAGCGCGCGGCGAGGACGTCGGCATCAGGGAAGTCTGCGTTCTTCGCCCAGATGTCGCCGATGATCGGCAGCATTTCCGCGTTCTCGGTGATCACCGCGGTCATCGCGGCAAAAGCCTCCTGGCGCGCGGTGCGGTACATCGGGCCGGTCGAGAGGGTTACATCATAGTTTCCAGCGCCGACGTCGTAAGCCTTCGTCAGTCCCAGGGCCTCGTTTCGCATCGCGGCGATTTCAGGAGGGACCTGGCCGCCTTGCAGAGGCGTGTTTTCGGAGTTGAAGACGATCGCGTGCTTCACGCTGTCATCGGGGTTGATAATGCGCTGCACACGCGCGGCCGGAATCAGCTTCGGCCAGAGGTCGAGAAGGATCTTGGCCTGCCAGAGGATCGCGCGGTTCAGCTGATCGTGCCAGGCGACCATCCCGGTGTCCGATTGCTCCTGGCGCTTGAAGATCGCGATCCCCGATTCCTGTGCGTTGCCGGACTCTTCGCCGAGAGTTGGGCCGTAGATGCCGACGACGGCCTTCATGTCATAGTCGGCTTGCTTCGTGAGCTCCTGCATCGCCTGAATCGGAGCTTCGCGTCCGGCACGAGCGGGCGGAGGGAGCTGCTTGCCTTCGTCGTTGTAGACCTTGAAATAAAGGTGCGAGAAGTTCGTCCGGTTCATCTTCCGGTAGTCTTCATCCCACTGCGCGTTCTCTTCTGGCACCCAGAGAGGATCCTTGCCCGCGAGGTCGACCTGCTCGACGGCGCGCGTGACCATGAAGTCGTAAATGCGCTGCGCATCGCGATAGTCGCGAATCATGCCGGCGCGGTAGATCTTGCCGTTCACGTTCAGCCGCACACCGTTGACTTCGGGGAAGGGAAGATATTTGCCGAGATAGTCGTAGCGCTTGAGGATCCGCGCGGCGTCGTGAATGATGCAGTTGACCTTGCGGATGACCGTGTCGCGCTTGCCGACGACTCGCGACTTCAGCTGATTCGGCGCGAACTTGCCACCGACGCGCTCGCGCTTCTCTAAATCCTTTTTCGTGACGACGCGGCCGTCATCGAGCTGGTAGATCGTGGCGGGTTCGAGATCGATCCACCAATACTCGGCCACCCGGCAGCCGTCTTTCGTAACCCATCCGGGCTCGGCGTTGCCCATCTGCGAGGGGAAGTTGAGTCTTGCGAGATCGGTCTCCCCGAACTCGGCGATGTAATCCTCTTTCGAGTAGTCGGCGATGATGTGGCCCCACAGGGGATCGGTGCCGTCGGCGCGGCGCACGGGTGAAAGATAGACGGAGAAGGGATTGTCGAAGGGCTCGATCCGCGGCTCCTGGTCGAAGCTCATGTCCGAGATGTAATCGGTTTTGATCCGCCACGGGCAGCAGCCGGTGCGCATCATCCAGTCGTAGGAATTGTCGTAGGTGACATCCGCTTGCGAGGCGACCTCGATGTGACGCAGCACGCCCTGATGAATGCGGGCGGTCTCGATGTCGGCGCCACTGCCGACGGGCGAGACGAGCATCGCGGGCCGGTGCTGGCGCTCTTCGCCGGTGTATTGACGGAGGAAGGCCGGGGCGCGATTAATGGTGAGGCAGGGCTTGCCTTCGAGCTCACGGTTCGCTTTCACGGCCGCATCCCACTGGCCCGTGCCAATCGAGAAGTTAAGATCCTCCATAGCCTTCTGTCGCCACTCGGCCTCGGCTTCCGCGGTGATCTTGAAGCGCTTGAGCGACTTCTCGATCGTCTCGGCGTCCTTGTCGATGCGCTTCGATCGGGATTTCGATTTTGAGGAGAGAACGACGGGCATTAGGCGAGGTCGCTAAGTTTCTTCGTGGGCGCGTCGTAGCCGAGGCGCCTGGCTTTCGCGCGAATCTTTCTAGTAAACGCGGAGTTTTTGCCGTGGTGCATGGCGGCGAGGCCCTCAGCCGAGCGTGCGTGCTCGGCGTCGGGCATGGGATAGGATCCAGTGCCGCTCTTCGATGGCACGCCGCGCTCTGACTTCGGAACTTTCTTCTTCGCCGCTTCAGTTAAGATCGCCATTTTGATAAAGCCTCACGTCCGCTTCCTGGCACAGCACGA